CTAAAAAATCTCTGCGTTCAATATAATTCTATTATAAAGCATAAATTCTATGTTGCAATACTATTATAAGTGTAATAGAATACTATTATTGCAACGGAGTACAGAACATGAATGCAGTAAGTTTTGATTTTTTAAATGAAGTTGGTGATGTTGAGATTAAAAATGGCGTTGTTTATTTTAAATTACATCGCACTTTAAATAGCTCATCACCTGCGTATGTTGAAGCATATATCGAACCAAGAGTCACACAGATTAGTGTTGAATTTAATCACACCAACGACCCACAGAATAGCTTTGATAAAGATATTGATTGTTGTGTTGTGGATTGCGAATCAATCGCCTTAGTTGATGATTTTGATAATGTTCATGCGATTCAAGATATGCCGTTTGTTTTGACCGGATCGCAAGAATCAAAAATTAATGCGTACTTAGAAGATATTGCTATAGATGAGATGGTGGCATAAGCCTCCTTTGGAGAATTTATTGTGAATAAGTATGAGTGTGAAAGTGTTATTGAATTTTGGGGTGGTATCGAAAGTTGCAAAAACTTGATTAACTCATTTAATGCTGATGGGTTATGTGAGGAAAGAAAAGCCGCTATCGAAAGAAACTATAAAATATCAATGATTATTGAAGCAGTGGAATTTTTGGAGATTGAAAAATGAACGAACTAACCACCCAAACCATCGACCCGATGCTGCAAATGATTGAGCGTGTGGCACTTGACCCGAATGCAGACGTTTCTAAGCTAGAGAAATTAATCGAGCTAAGTGAGCGTGTCAGTGATCGTCAAGCTAAAGCCGATTTTGACAAAGCAATGCTAGGTTTTCAAATTGAAAAAGGTGTAATCGAGAAAGCATCTGTAGCCAACAAAACCAAGTATGCAAAACTTGAGTATATGCAGTCCATTGTTGACCCTGTACTACGCAAGCATCAATTGTTTGTCCGTTGGAGTACCGAAGCGCTGCCTAGTGGAAAAACTCGCGTGACGTGCATCTGTACGCATATCGGTGGGCATAGTGAAACATCAAGCATGGACGTAAACCCTGACAAAAGCGGAAGTAAAAACGAGATTCAGGCAGAAGGCTCGGCAATAACTTATGCACAGCGTTACACCATGAAGTCATTGCTCGGTTTGGTTATTGCGGAAGATACAGACGGCAACGTAAAAGCAACGCTTACAGCTTCACAGGTTAAAATTCTTGAGAAGAAACTAGACTATTTGGCACCTGACGCAAAAGCTAAAATGATCGCTCATATTGGTTGTGAATTGAATGAAATCGAAAAGGGCGCGTTTGACTACTGGTGTAATGCTTTGGATTCAAAAGTGGCTAAGAAGGAGTCTAGCGAATGATGATTGCAGTTACTGTGAATATTGATGGTGACAATATTATTGTGAATGACTACACAATCGAGCCATATGATGACCGTTGGTATGTTAGTGATGGTGTTGGATACATCTCAACCCTAGAAGATGCTATCAAGTTCTGCTTAAGCACGAACATCGAAGAATCTATTCGTGCATTTAAGGATTCTGAATAATGCAAATCCACAAAGACATCGAACAAGGCACAAAAGAATGGCTAGACCTGCGCTTAGGTTTAATCACTTGCTCGGAAATCAAAACCATTCGTGCCGATGGTGCGGGAGCACAGACCTACATTAACGGCTTGGCTTATGAGCGAATTACTGGAGAGCCTAGTGCGGTATTTACAGGCAATGAATGGACAAATCGCGGACATGAACTTGAGCCTATTGCGCGTGACCTGTACCAACAAAAGACAGGTCATGAAGTTGAGGAAGTCAGCTTTATTAAAAACTTAGGTTTTGGATATAGTCCTGACGGTTTAATTGGTTTAGATGGCGCAATGGAAATCAAAGCCAAGCAGCCACAGGTTCAGATTTCTATCTTGCGCTCAGGTGAAATACCGAAAGAACATTTAGATCAATTGGATGGCGGCCTATTGTGTTCTGATAGAAATTGGATAGACTTTATCGCTTACTGCCCAAACCTACCGATTTTCATTAAGCGTGTGTATGCGGAAGAACGTAAAGCACAGCTTGAAAAACTTAACACTTTAATTGAAAAGTACAACAAACAGATTGACGATGTTGTTAATCAAATTATGGAGATGTATTAATGCGTGGCGTAAATAAAGTAATTTTAGTTGGTGTTTTAGGCAAAGACCCTGAAACCAAAACCTTTGCAAATGGCGGATCATTAACACAATTTAGCATTGCAACTTCTGAAGCCTGGACTGATAAAACAACAGGTGAGCGCAAAGAACAAACCGAATGGCATAACATTGTGCTACAAAATAAACTCGGTGAAATTGCACAGCAGTATTTACGTAAAGGCTCAAAAGTTTATATCGAAGGCTCTTTGAATACTCGTAAATGGACTGACCAAAACGGTCAAGAGCGTTACACTACGCAGATCAAGGGTCAGCAAATGCAAATGCTAGACAGTGCAAACGGCAATAACCAACAACAAGCGCAACCACAGCAACCACCACAACAGCAAAGCAGCTACACGCCAAAGCAACCAACATACGCAAAGAACCCACAAGCGCAACCGCCTGCTGATTTAGACACAGACCTTCCCTTTTAACTTGGAGAATAGAATGCTAGAACTTTTCAAAAAACACGTAAACTTTTTAGAGTTAAATCTGAACCTTGAAAACGAACCATGCGAAAAACGCATCTTGAAGTTTAAAGACGAAGTGACCAATAAACATTATTTGTCATTCTTTGCGACTTACAAAGCGGGGCGTAAATCTGCATTTGATGACATGGGTGTGTGGGCGATTCAGAATGTTGGCAAGGTGTGAATGAATCAGGATGAAGAAGAATATCAAGAGCAGTTAAATCAATTGCGTGATGAAGATTAGCCCCTTTCGGGGCTTTTCTTATTTCAAAATACCTTTAACAGCGTTATAAATTGCCTTTGCGCTGTCAATAAATTCGTCAATATAGCCTTTCCATACATCCCAGTCTTTGCCGGCCTTCAAAATGGCAGAACGAGCATAAGCCATAACTCGAGTTTTCTTGTCCGCGCCACTTTGCTTAATTTGATCCATTTCATCCATATACTCGGCAATCATTCGATAGATTTCTTGACCGACTTGAATGATACTGATCACCCCTGATAATGTTGTTGCAATACTTGTCATTTTACGTGCTCCTAAGTGCTTTTTCGAATGTTTCAGCATAACCTGAAATCAGGTTATCTTTGTCTGTACCATTAATGATACGCCTAGCCCCCACATAATCCTTTTGGGATTGATTGATATAATCAGACAGTTTTTTACCTGTGAACCAACCATCTTTCATGCCTTGAATCATGATTTTTACAGCATACTTTTTATTCATGACTAAATTAGGGTTATTTAAGAAATCCACGCCTATTTTCTTTGACGCAATCTCATAATTAAAATACCAAGTGAGCTGCACGTATCCTCGACCATAGTATAAATGTGGGTAGTCACTATGCAGATATGCTGTACGCTTTGAGCCGTCCATGAAGGCGTATAGTTCACCACTACTATTTCTGTACCACGTTCCATAGGTTCGGTTTTTCCCTTGTCCGTATTCTTCAATAGGCAACATCCTTGTTGCGGTTTCATGCCATGCAGTTGCAAGCATATAAGCCGCTTGTGGGTATGAGATAGATTTATCTCTATCGAACTCGCTTACAATAAAGTTAATTTCATCGACTTGGCTTTGTGTTAATTTCCCTAGGCCTTGCCTAAGAATATCAAAGCCTTTTTTGGTGAGTATCATTTACCACCCCTTTTGTCATAAGCTGTACGCCATATTGACACGAAAATATTTAAAGCTGTAATGCCTAAATAACCCGAAATTGAAATTGAGATAGCAGACCATCCGTTTAGAATCACGATTCCATTCTCTGATCTCGATTGCAAAAACCAGAACATGATAAGTCCTGCAAATGAGGAACTTGTCAACTTTACTAATAAATTAAACAATACTGTCTTCATAGGGGGTTTAACTTTTGCTTTGTGCAGTTTTTCTAAAAAGTCTACGATACCACCAAAACAAGCAATTATAAAAACCGTCAAGTATGTAAGCACTGCCCCCCAATCG